AGTTCCTGATCTATCTGGCACAAATAATTCTGGACCACGCTCTCCTACTAATGAAGCTCTGCCTACTGGTGGCCTTCCACCATTTGCAAACTTATCTTTAGGTAAATCAAATGAATTTTGTAAAACATCACCTACATTGTTGGAACCAATACTAGGTATTGAATTACTACTTATTTTAAACATACTACTAAATAAACCTAAAAATCCTTTTTGAACTTGTAAAGCAGCCATTCTTGCAGCAGTATCAAGAAAATGATCTGCAATACGATTTAACATATTTCTAAATGCATCTCCGACTGACATTGTTCCTTTAATTATTCCTTTAAATGATTCTTCAAAACCATTTTTTATAGCAACACTTAAATCTAAAACTTGACGCATAGGATTTAACATTTTATTTAATTCTTCTGTAGGAGCTTGAAATTCTGCTAAAAATTGCAATTTCTCTACATTTTCACTTAAAGCATCAACTAACTGTTTAGCAGAAACAGTACTTAAATCAAATTTTTCTGGGAGTTTATCTAAAGCCTGTTGTAGCAATAAAGTATCTGCAAAAATTTCTTTTAAACGTGCATCAATTTTATTTTTAGCATCAACACTTATTAAACCTTCTTTTGTGTTTTGTGGATTATTCATTATTGATCTAATTTGCTCATCACTTTTCATTATTTCCTTAACAATTTCTTGAAAATCTTGATTTAAAAATGTTTGAATTTGTAAATCATTTAACTTACCAAATACTCCTCTTATTGCACTAACACCGACATCCTCAAATTTTTTCATGTCTTTTTCAAATCTTCCCGCAAATTTTTTAGATTGTTCAGATGCTAATAAAGAATTAATTATAAATTCATTTGCAGCTTCAGAACCTTTTGTGCTTAAAATTTCAAACGCTTTAAATTCTTTTTCTAAAGTTAATTTTTCACTTAAAGTTTGTATTCTGTTTAAAGTATTAGAAAAATCGTTTAATCCAACAGTTGCATCAAACGTAGCTCTATCTCCAAAAATTCTTAATAAATTTAAACCTCCAACATCTTGGAACTTACCAAATTCTTTTGTTAATTTAAGAGCTTCCTCTTTAGATATTTTTAAATCTTTTGCTAATTGTTTAATTTGTTTTCTAGTAATTTGAGTTGTAATACCTTGATTTTTTAGTTCTACATTCAAATCTTTAACAGCTTTTCTAAAATCTAATACCTTTTGAATTTCTTGAGCAGCAGCAGTAGCAACAATCGAGCCAGCAAAACCAAATCCAGGAGATAAAGCACCACCAGCTAAACCACCAATACCACCAGCAACAGCACCTATGCCACCTTGACCAAATAGCAGTGGAAAACCACCACCAATTAAACCACTTTGTAAACCACTTTTTACTCTACCGCTAACTCCAGATCGTGAAGCAAATATTCCTCTAGGATTAGCTCTTCTACCAATACCAAGTCTTTCAGCAGCACTAAGTCTTTGTTGAGCAGATGGAATACTTGGTGTTTGACCCGCAAAATTTTGCTGGGCGACTTGTTGTTGTTGTAACTGAGCACTTTTAGCAGTGCTTTTAGCAATTCTTTGTAGAAATTTATTTGTTTTTCTTTCATTTCTTCTTATTGCTTTAGCCGTTGGGTCTTGAACACCTGGCATATCTTCTGGACCTATTAAACCACCTGCGACTCCAAATCTAAAAGCTGGTGGTCTGCCTCTTGAGTTCATTACTCTAGTAACAAAATCTGCATCTCTACTAAAATCAAGAAAATCACTTCCTCTCCTAGCTGCTTGACTACGTTGTATATTTCTTACAACATTACCTCTAGTTGCATTTTGACGAGCTAATAATGTATTCCTTTCAAAAGCAGCTTGTGTATTTTGAAATAAATTTAAAGGTTGAGAAATTATTCCTGTTTTAAAACCAAGAACATTGACAAGAGTACCTGCTTTCTTTGTATTCTCTTCTATTAATCTTCCTAATGTTGTTAAATTTGTTATTGCTACTGAACCAAATTCTTTTGTTTTTGAGAGAATTGCTGAAACTCCTGTCACAAAAGTCATAGCTGATACTTGACCTTGCTTAAACAATTCAACTAACTTTGAAATACCTTGACCTGACGCTTTTGTTGCGAAAGTAATCAGATCTATATCACGTTTTGCATTTCTACTTAAAACTCTAATAGTTTCTTTTGTTTCAGAAACAATAGGTAATAACTTATCAAAAGTTGAAAAAACCTTACCAAAGGATCTTTGATATACTCCTCCAATCTCTTTTCCTGCATTTCCTAATAACTGTATTCTTTTCTGTGCAATAGCAACATTTTTATTTGTATTAGTTATTTGTTTTGAAGCTGTCTCTGCACTCTTAGCTAAATTATTAAATCCTTTTCTTTCTATTCTCTGTAATGTCTTTTCTATATTAGTTAAACTACGAGTAATACGATCAGTTGCACGTTTTATCGCCTTATCGTTGACATTAAATACTATATTTCTCGTATAATCAGCAGCCACTTA